AACCGAAGTTCACACCCCGTACCTTGTAACGCTGCTCCTTGAGCCTGTCAAGGATGCCGTAGCCCAAACCGCCCTCGTCGATCACCGTCAGCGCCGGGCGGTACTGCTCAATCGCATCAATCACCCGCCCTACGGTCGTCATCGTGTCCTCGCCCCGGTAGCGGTGCAGAGCAATCAAATCGCGCCCCTGGCGCACTGCGATGACCGTCGCATCCGCCCCGCCGCGCGCGGGGTCAACGCCGATCACCCTAGGAGCGTTTTCGTCCTTGAAACGAGGCCGCGCCATAGCTTCATCCACCAACCGGGGGCTGATGAACTGGTCGTCGCCATCGGAGGGGAACTCTCCGTAGACTTCAACTCGGGCTTGGGGGCTGTCAACGCCGTATTCCGCGATGATTTGCTCGTAGACCGCTTTGTCGGTGTCTTCGACGGTGCGCGCGTCGATGTTTTGCGTCGTCCAGAAGTCCCTTTTGGCGTTGAAACACTCATAGAAGTAGCCCTCCGGGCGTCGTGGGTTGGAAAACGCCATCCAGAAGCGATTTGGCGTGTTTTCCGTGAAAAATCCGGCAGTCACCGCCCAAATGGCGTCGGGAATACCGCTCGCTTCGTCGAAAATGACCAAAACGCCGTCAAAGTTGTGGACGCCAGCGTAGGCATCGGGGTTTTCCTCACTCCACAGCCGGCCTTCAACCGACCAGTAGCGCGTACCCTTCTTCAAATCGCGCTCCACTAGCTCCGCTAGCCATTTCGCGGGCATCACACGGGTCGCACTCACCTCAAACCAGTGGTTGTTGATAAGTAGCGCAAGCCATTTCGTGATTTCCGCCCAAGTGATGGAGCGCAACTGGCTCTCACTGTTAGCCGAAACGATGGTCGTAGATCCAATCCGGGTCGTCAGCATCCACAGCACGATCCAACTAACCAACGCCGACTTACCGATACCACGCCCCGAAGCCGTCGCCAGGCGCAACACCTCGAAGTTGGTCAGTTCCTTGTTCTTGGCCAGATGCGCAGCAATGTCGCGCAGCACCTTGCGTTGCCACCGACGCGGCCCCTTGAAGTTCTCTAGCGGGGTGCCTTTCTGCCCCCACGGGAACACGAACAGCACAAACGCTTCCGGGTCGTCTTTGATGGCAGGCGACCACAGCCGCGCCATCAGGGTTTCTTCTTCCTCGGCGCTATAGATGGGTGTCTGCATTAGTCTTGCGTCTTTCGTGTAAACGTAACGCTACCGTCAGGGTTTGTGGCCCGGGTAAAGTTTTGGGTTAGGTTTCGTTTCACCAAAGCATTTATGCGCTTCCAATCTTTTGCGTTTTTCAGCACAACTTCGTCAACCGCTCGCGGCGCGATAATATCGGCGCGGTATTCGCGCCCGCCGATAATGCCCGTTCCAGGCTTAATGTGTTCTTCGCCGCTTAGGGCGTTTGGGCGAAACCGAAGCATAACGCCCGTGTTGAATCCCTGCCCTATGGCAAGATTGGGGTCATCGGTTACAAACCCACCGCCGTATTCAAATTGTTTGTCTAAACGAAGATAGTCCCCCAAGCCGTCAGCCGAAGTTTCCCTGTACAGTGGTTTGCCTTCGGCAATGACACGCGGCTTTACCCGCATGGGCCCAACATTCATACTTTCAATTGAATCTACGCGAGGAAACCTATCGGGTAAGTCTGCTATCCGAAGCGCGTTGCTTGGCGGCCGACGGCCAGGCGTCGGCAGCAGCTCCCCCGTTACCTCGCCAAACCCTATCGGCCCCGCCGCTGCACGCTGCCGCAACTCCCGCAACATCTGCAACGCCACCGCCGGGTTGCTCGCAAACTGACCAATAGCCGCTAGCTGCTCCTTGAACGCCGTCACCGGATCGCGCACCAACTGCTCCACACCGCGCAACTGGTTGGTCAGCCCATACCCCAACCCCGCGCTCACGTTCTGCGCGTACTGCCCAGGCGACAGACGCGGAGCGACCTGCGGCGCGCGCGGGTCGGTCGGCATCGGGATGTAACTCGCCAGCGCGTTAGCGCGCGGCGCCAGTCGATTGCTCTGCGGCGGCATGGCTGACCTCCGGCAACATCATAGCATCCTCCGCACGGCTCAATGCAGCCGCAAGCGGCGACGCCACTCGGCTCTCCAACCGGCTATCAATGACGCGAGATTCCGCCTCCCGCAACGCTGCCGAGATGCTGATCTGCTGCGTAACGTCAACCTGCAACTGCTGCTTGGCAACCCACCCGTGAGTGTGCTGCAAGATCGCAAGTGCCGCCTTGGCATCCCCATTCCTTGCAGCCTCTCTCAAGAACGTCGCAATCTCTACCTCAGAGTCAGCTCGCCCCTTGGCCTCCGCCATCGACGCCATCGCGTCCATCTGACAGAGCCGCCGATACTCAACCGGCAGCATCCCCGCCGCCAGCGCCAGGGCGTCGCCCTTCAACCCAAGCGCAGCTGCATCATAGATGCGCTGCAACCGCGCCTCGGTGGCAACCAACGAACGCGCCTCAAACGGCAACGACTTGAACATGGCGCCAAGCCTACCGCCGCTTTGCTGTTAGCGCAAGCATAAAACTATCGGTTGTGAGCCTGTGAACTGGTAGCAAAAAAAATTGTGCGTGGGGGCACCGTAACTGTAACTGGAAATCCCCAGGCCCTACCCCCCGGCCTCGGGCTAGTGGCGGCAAAGCAACATGCCGTAGCAATCACGCAACATGCAAGGTAGGCATAGCCTACTGACTACGCGCCCCCACGATGGTAGGCAATGTAGGCAATGGGCTAGCGGTAGGCAATGTAGGCAGTCGGCTGACGGTAGGCAAGGTAGGCAATCACCATGCGGTAGGCAATGTAGGCAATGCGCCACAAGGCGTGTGGCCTGGCCGCAACAGGTTGAAAAGGGGGAGCCGGTAGGCGGTAGGCATGGGCGGTAGGTCATTTAGGTCATTTAGGCTATGCGATTTTAGTCGTCGCCCGTCGACGCAAGGGATAGGGTTACGGCAGTGCGATATACGGACTGTTACACTATAACACTACAGTCTAGAAATATGAGGATTAGATATCTGACTACCTAAATTACCTAACTGCAATTCTTACCCCTATTTTTCTAGGTCGTGGTGGTAGGCAATCCCACCCAAATCCGCTACCTATCTAATGCCTAACGATAGCCTACCCTTCAATCCATCCATTTCGGAATAGATAGATAAAGAAATATCTTGCAAGTGTCCGGTATCGTCTCTAGTATCCGTATCAGTAGATAGCGATTCACTAACACTAGAGGGTATGACAATGACGACGAAAGAATACTCATATGATGCCGCTACAGATTCTCTTGTCATTGCGGTGACGGTATACAAAGCCGGTCGCCCGATTACGGAGTACACCGACACGGCGCGTTTGTGTGATGCAGACGCGCAAGATTTGCAAGATGCGTTAGACAGTGCGGACGCATATAGCGATTACGAATTCTTGCTTGACGACGATGCAGAAGATTTTGATCGCGAATTGCGGATCGCCTATCGGTCATGCTTTATGACCGTTGATGAAGCCGTAGCAATGGATGCCGCGCAAATGGTGTCACCGTGACTGTCCCGCACATTGAAGGTTTCGCCGCATCCGATGATGGACGCTTTCGGTGTCTGTCTCGCACATTGCCCGACGGCACATACATATGTGTCACCGATACGGGCGGTATGAACTACCCGACTGAAAGTGATTTTATGGTGGGCGTCTACTCATCCGCTGAAGCTTTTGGGGATGACCCGTCATCCTCTTTGCTGTCAACGATGCACTCCGATGCAAGCGTATGCCTAGACGATGCAATTTGGATTGCCATTAGCCGTAGCACTGAAAACGCCTAATCGTCAGCTGCTAGCCGTCGCGCCCACGGCGACGGCTAGAGGGTGCCGATTGACTCACACTAACCTAAAAGGAAAAACGCTATGTTTATCTACTCCAATCCCGCCGATGCCAATGATCCGCACAAGCTGCCGGATGTTGAGATTTTCGAATTGACTGCCGAAGAGGTAGCCGCAGCGGATGACGATATGGTGTGGGAGTATATGCGCCGTCGTGAATTTCAGTTAGCCGCCATGAGTAGCCGTGTGCGTGAGGCCATGCTCGCCGCTATGGTGGCAGAGGAAGGCATCAAAGGCGCATGGGTATTTCGATTCTGTACTCCGGGATGCTTGCCGGAATCGGATCACTTCGGCTATTACTCATCCGCTGAAGATGCCGCACAAGGGGTGCGCGATTTTGTAGACGGCTAATCGTCAGCTGCTAGCCGTCGCGCCCACGGCGACGGCTAGAGGATGCCGATTGTGGTATCACACACTAAAAGGAAACTACCGTGAAATTTTCTATCAACGCCGACACTATTAAAGCCCTACTCGTTATCGCCGCAAAAAACGATATGCGCGGCTATCTTAATTCAGTATGTGTTGATGTACGCGCATCCGACGCGGTAGCCGTCGCAACGGACGGCCATAGACTGCTAGCGTTGCCGCTCACTGCGACCGACGATGCGCCCGCGCTTGTGTCTGGTCAGTACATC